TATAGAGTTCCAGCGTCAAAATTAACTAGGAAAAAAATTGAAATAGGAGAAGAGCTGGAAGATATTGATGGCTTAGATACAACCATTGACTGGAAAAACACAGGGGATAACAGCTATGATGGTGAAAAATTAAAATTATTGATTCATGATGAATCTGGTAAATGGGAACGCCCTGATAATATATTAAACAACTGGCGTGTAACTAAAACTACTTTAAGATTAGGAAGCAAGATAGTTGGTAAGTGTATGATGGGATCTACATCAAATGCGTTAGATAAAGGAGGTGAAAACTTTAAAAAACTTTATAATGGCTCGGATGTTACAAAAAGAAACCGCAATGGACAGACTAGTACAGGACTATATAGTTTGTTCATACCTATGGAATGGAATTACGAAGGATTCATTGACATGCATGGATTACCTGTATTCGACACCCCTGATGAAAAAGTCAAAGGGATTGATGGCCAATGGATTGACACTGGGGTAATTGAATACTGGCAAAATGAAGTAGAAGGATTAAAATCCGATCAAGATGCCTTAAATGAATTTTATAGACAATTTCCAAGAACACAAGAACACGCCTTTAGGGATGAAGCAAAACAATCATTGTTTAATTTGTCAAAAATATATGAACAAATAGATTATGTTGAAGAAGCTAAATATAGTGGTTTAGTTACTCAGGGTAATTTTCAATGGGAAAATGGTATAAAAGATACTAAAGTAATTTTTATGCCAAATAAAAATGGTAGATTTTTTATTACGTGGACACCCCCGTATCATTTGCAAAATAAAGTTACTATAAAAAATGGTATAAAATACCCTGGCAATGAAGACTTTGGGGCTTTTGGATGTGATAGTTACGATATATCAGGTACAGTAGATGGGAGAGGATCAAAAGGGGCTTTGCATGGGTTAACAAAATTTACTATGGCTGATGTGCCGCCAAACCAATTTTTTTTAGAATATATTGCTAGACCTGATAATGCTGAAATATTTTTTGAAGATGTTTTAATGGCTTTAGTTTTTTATGGTATGCCAATATTAGCAGAAAATAATAAACCTAGATTATTATATTATATTAAAAGAAGAGGTTATAGGGGTTACTCAATGAATAGACCCGACAAAGTATATAATAAATTATCTGTAACCGAAAGAGAAATAGGTGGCGTGCCAAACTCTAGTGAAGACATGAAACAATCCCATGCCGCCGCAATTGAAACTTATATTAATGACCATGTAGGCTTTAATAATGATAGTTACGGAAATATGTATTTTATTAGAACTTTAAATGATTGGGCTAAATTTAATTTAAATAACAGAACAAAGCACGATGCTTCTATTAGTTCTGGATTAGCTATTATGGCTTGTAATAAAAATAGATATGCACCAATTTCTAAAAGAACGTTTGAGCCAGTAAGCTTGCAAATAAGAAAATATAATAACGATGGAGTTACGTCAAAAATAATTTAAATAAATGGTTTATACAAATTACAATAGTTCATTTCCGGACCAAGTGGTATCTGACGAAATAAAAAATAGTTACGACTATGGGCTACAAGTGGGGCAAGCTATTGAAAATGAATGGTTTAGGCAAGATACAGGCGGCGACCGTTATTTACAAAATTTTCAAAACTACCATAACCTTAGATTATACGCTAGGGGCGAACAATCTGTCCAGAAATATAAAGATGAATTATCTATAAATGGTGATTTGTCTTATTTAAATTTAGATTGGAAAATAGTACCTATAATACCTAAGTTTGTTGATATTATAGTAAATGGAATGGTGGACAAAGGTTATGAAATTAAAGCTTTTGCAAACGATCCATTTGCTTTAGAAGAGAGAACACAGTTTGCTTTTAGAGCAATGCGTGATATTCAAAACAGGGAATATATTGAACAATTAAATCAAGCCACAGGTCAAAATTTTTATGCAAGTGCGGATCCAAAAGCTTTACCCGCAACAAGAGAAGAATTAGATGTAATGTTGCAGTTAGATTACAAGCAAAGCATTGAAATAGCAGAAGAAGAAGTTATAAATAATGTTTTTGAATTTAATAAATATCAAGAAACAAAAAGAAAAATAGCATATGATTTAACTGTGTTAGGAATAGGTGCTTCTAAAACAAGTTTTAATTTATCTGAGGGTATAAAAGTTAATTATGTAGACCCTGCGGCTCTTGTTTATTCTTATACAGAAGATCCTAATTTTGACGATATATATTATGTTGGAGAAGTTAAAAACCTAAGTCTTTCTGAAGTAAAAAAACAATTTCCTAATTTAACTAGTTCTGAATTAGAAGAAATTCAAAAATATAGAGGGCCAAGTAATTATAGTAATTACGTAAGAAATTATAGTGGTAATAATGATGATAATTTAGTTTCTATATTATTTTTTGAATATAAAACTTATGCTAACCAAGTATTTAAATTAAAATATACTGATCAAGGTTTAGAGAAAGTATTAGAAAAAAATGATGAATTTAATCCGCCTGAAAGCGATAATTTCGAAAGGATTAGTAGAAGTATTGAAGTATTATATACAGGGGCTAAAGTTTTAGGAATGCCTAAAATATTAGAATGGAATTTATCAGAAAATATGACCCGCCCTTATGGCAATGTTACTAAGGTTAACATGAATTACTCTATTTGTGCGCCTAGATTATATAAGGGAAGAATTGATTCAGTTGTAAGCAAGATAACTTCTTTTGCAGATATGATTCAATTAACTCATTTAAAGCTACAACAAGTTTTATCTAGAGTTGTACCGGATGGGGTATATTTAGACATGGACGGGCTAGCTGAAGTTGATTTAGGTAATGGAACCAATTATAATCCTGCTGAAGCTTTAAACATGTATTTCCAAACTGGTAGTATTGTTGGGCGTTCATTAACACAAGATGGAGATTTAAATAGAGGCAAAGTACCAATTCAAGAATTACAGACTTCAAATGGTATGTCTAAAATTTCTGCTTTAATTCAAACTTATCAATATTATTTACAAATGATAAGAGATACTACTGGATTAAATGAAGCTGTAGATGGTAGTTCTCCCGATAAAAATGCTTTAGTTGGCTTGCAAAAAATGGCTGCAGCAAATTCAAATGTAGCTGTTAGGCATATATTAAAAGCTTTAATGTATATTACTATAAGAAATGCAGAAAATATTGGTCTTAGAGTAAATGATGCTTTGCAATTCCCTTTAACCAGGGAAGCATTATTAAGTAGTATCAATACTTTTAATGTAAAAACACTAGAAGAAATTGCAAGTTTAGATATACATAATTTTGGTATATTTTTAGAATTAGAACCAGATGCTGAAGAAAAGGCATTACTTGAACAAAATATTCAAGTTTCATTGCAACAAAATTCTATTAATCTTGAAGATGCTATTGATATTAGAGAAATAAGAAATATCAAATTGGCTAACCAAGTATTAAAATTAAGAAGAACTAAAAGAACAGAGCAACAACAAGCTGCTCAATTAGCTAATATTCAAGCACAAGGCCAGTCTAATGCACAGGCTTCTGAAGCAGCGGCATTAGCTGAGGTACAAAAACAACAAGCGCTGGCCGAAACAAAAGTGCAAATTGAAAAAGCAAAGTCTGAATTTGAAATAAATAAAATGGAACAAGAAGCTTTAATTAAAAAACAATTAATGGCTGAAGAGTTCCAATATAAAATGAAGCTTGCTCAAATACAAGCAGACGCGCAAGCAGCAAAAGAAAAACAAATAGAAGACCGTAAAGATCAAAGAGTTAAAATTCAAGGAACTCAACAATCTGAACTTATAGATCAAAGAAAAAATGATCTATTACCTAAAGATTTTGAATCATCAGGTAATGATAATCTAGGTGGGTTTGGATTAGAGCAATTTGAACCGAGGTAAATTTTTTTATTAATTAATTTTATATTATTATATCATGGCAGAAGTACAAGTAAGACAAGAGGGGGAATTTAAAATGAAAAAACCCACAAGACCAAAAAATTTAGTGCAAGAGCAAAAAATTACAAAAGTTGAATTAAAAGACTCAGAACCACTAGATAAAGTACAAGAAGAGGTTACTAAAGTGGTAATCCCTAACGAACAAAAAACAGAAGAAAATGCCGTTCAAGAGTCAAGCACAGAGAAGGTGGATGTATCTAACCAATCCGGAGATGGCGAAAAAATGGGAGAAGGAAACGCCGAAGAACAAGTTGCTTCCCAAGAAAGTCAAAAAGAAGAAGTAGAGTCTCCTATAAAATTAGTAGAAGCCGAAACGAGTGAAAGCAATGAAACAAAATTTGCTGAACCAGAACAAAAAGAAGTATTAGAAGAAACAAAAGCGCCTGAATTACCAGAAGGAATAGATAAACTTATTAAGTTTATGGAAGAAACAGGTGGTACAGTCCAGGATTATGCAAGATTAAATGCAGATTATTCAAACGTTGATAATAATACTTTATTGAAAGAATATTATAAACAAACAAAACCTCATTTAGATCAAGAAGACATTGATATTTTATTGGATGATTTTTCTTATGATGAAGAAATAGATGAGGATAAGGATATACGCAAAAAGAAAATTGCGTTTAAAGAAGAGGTTGCAAAAGCCAAAAACTTTTTGGAAGAAACAAAGAGTAAGTATTACGAAGAAATTAAATTAAGACCTGGTATTACTCAAGAACAACAAAAAGCTATGGATTTTTTCAATCGCTATAATAATGAAGAGCAAAATAGAAGGTCTATTATAGACAGGTTTGAAAAGACTACTGACAATTATTTTTCCAGCAATTTCGAAGGTTTCGATTTTAATGTAGGATCTAAAAAATTTAAGTATTCTGTAAAAGACCCTGTTTCCGTTGCTGACAGCCAGAAAAATTTATCTAAGTTCGTTGAGACGTTCTTAAACGACAAAGGTGAATTACAAGACCCTGGAGGTTATCACAAGGCCCTCTATGCCGCTAGGAATACTGACCAAATTGTAAATCATTTCTATGAGCAAGGCCGTGCCGATGCTATTAAAGAACAGATTGCTAAAACTAAAAACATTACAACTGAGCCAAGACAAACGGCTGGTGGTGATGTATTTATTAATGGATTAAAGGTTAGGGCTATTAGTGGAGCTGATTCTAGTAAACTAAAAATAAAAACAAAAAGATTTAACTAATTAAAAAAATTTAAAAATGGCAAATGTTTTACCTGCTTTTGGTTCAATTAAACCAAGTCAAAAGCAACAAATACTTAGCGATAACTACCTAAGTTTTACAGATGGTACTAATGACTTCGCTCAACAGTATCTACCCGAAATTTACGAGCAAGAAGTAGAAAGATATGGTAACAGAACTCTATCTGGCTTCTTAAGAATGGTTGGTGCAGAAATG